TTTATTATTGTGTGCTGGTATTGTCACAAGCACAAACAAAAGAAAGTAAAGGGTCGCTATCGCTAAAATGATAAAAAATGACGGCTTTCAACTTTTTTTTAAATGGGCGCAGCCCAAACCCGATGGAGTGAACCTTCCGTAATTTTTTCCCATTTTCCCCTTGACTGTCTTTTTTTTGCTTGTCGTTTCGTACGCTCACAAAAACAAAAAAAAGAGATACGAAAATGATGACACTAAAAGATGAAGCACTAAAGCTACTAACAAAGATTCAGGACAAATCAATAGTAGCAACACCACTTAGCAGAGAAAAAAACCGACTAATGAACATTTCATATAAGGCCATGAAACGGTACATAAGAAGGAGTTTCTCATGAAAAATGACATACAACTACTAGATGCTTTACGTGCTAAATTCTGGACAGTACAAGGAGCAGGATTCAAAAAAGAAGATACATTCACAGCAAAAAGCACAAATGAACGATTAATAGCAAAACATATACCATGGGAATCAGTTTTATTCTGTCCAAGTTTAGACGATCCGCAAATGTACTGGATGGCAACAAAGAAAGAAGCAGACTGGCAGTTAATAGAAAATTAACAAGATTTAAAGCCAAGGATGGCTTTATTTTTAATTTACATATTTGATAAAGTTAGCAAGAATTTTGCAGTGAAGTTTTTTTTAATTCAATGCCAAATCAGAAACATGATTGTGATTAACAGGCGTAGGAGCAGCAGAAACCGCAGTAGTTAAAGCCCAAGCCGTGACAATATAGGCTTTACCCTTATAGACCATATCAGCCCCATACTCTCGATGGATAAGAGCGACACCCAAGGCATGAAGAGCAGAAACCGGGTAACGCTCAACCAGAACACCGTTATCAAAAAAATCAATAAAGCCCATAAAGCCCAAATCTGGAGAAAAAGCCGATATTGACAAACGAGGCCGGAAACGCTTAATTAAATAATCCATAAAATCCTCGGTTTCTAAAGCAACCGGAAAAGAGGAGACGGAAGAAGCCACGGAAACAGGCAAAACAGCAGCGGGAGCAGAAACAGCAGCAGGAACAGCAACAGGAGAAGGAACGGCAGCAGCAGCAGAAGCCCCAGGCAAATGCACACCGGAGAACAAACGCCAGCCAACGAACAACACCAGGGCAAGCACCAGCAAGCCTATTTTTAGATATTCAGTTTCCTTCGAAACGCCTTTTTTAGCCACGGTGGAAACCTCCTGAGTAAACGGTTTTTTTAATTGCTCAATCTGAGCTTGCAAACGATCAACAAAGACTTGCCGAGTCAGATAATTAGCAGGTATGTAAGAGTAAACAGCACGCATATCAACAAGCGTTCCCCCTAACGGCTCCAAGCCATTCATGAACTTTTGATTCGTGTTATAACCCTCGTAGAAATCCTTCCCTGTAAAAGACCATTGCTCTTGCGGCGGAGTCTGCAAACTCATGCCGTAGTGCACGTTATAGCGATGAACACGCGGCATCATGCCGGACAAACCAAAGAACTTTAACAAGCCGGACAAGTACGGTATTTTTTGACGATCCAAGCGAGAAGCCTGAACCAGATAATCACAAAGAGTCGTCCTGACTTGAGAATCGATCATTTCATAGTCTTGCGCCAACAAGATAATATCCCAATGATCCTTTCTACTGAGAAAAAGCCAGTTAAGCATCTCTAAACGGCTTTTGTCGTTCCAGTTTCGTGAATTGAGCCAAGTACCCAATTCGTCAAGGACAAGTAAACCGTTTTTATCTTCGCCCTTATACTTAGGATCATAGGCGGGAGGCAACATTTGAAAATCACAAAGTCTAGGATGATCGGGAAGCCTATAAGCTATGGTAGTGTTTTCGGGAGGAAGTATATGTTCAAGAAACAAATCAAGATTAGTGGCAACAGGCCGACCCTTGAGCATGTACTCTTTTATCTTGCCAACAGCCGCTAAAGATTTTCCCTCGCCTCTAACGCCCTGAATAATCCAGCCGGGCATAATCAGTTAGAAATGGAAGCGCGAAACTTGGCATTAATCAACAAGCGATATTGATTAGTAAAGAATCGAAGCAAAATAGCCGCTGAAAGAGCGGTAAGACAAAGCGAGGTATTAGCGGGCATGACCCACATCCAAACCCCATTAACAATATCAGGAACAGTCTCAGATATTGAATTGATAATAAGACGCGCAGCAGAAACATAAGCGAGGACAGCCGCAACCACAAGAGCAATAAAAGCCAAGGTTATAGCTATCTTAAAAGCGGCATGTAAAAAAGTTTTGGTAAATAAATTGGTTAAAGCATTAATTAAAAGACCGATTAAAACACCCATAAAAACCCCTTATGCTTGAGCACGAAAAATAATAGTAAAAACAGTCCAGACCGTTAAAACCGAAAAAGCCCAACCCAGAAGAACACGAAGCGGAGCAAGCTTATCGCAAGGTGCAAGATTAAAGGTTTTATTGCCTAAAAAGGGAACGCTGAAAGATTGATGAACCTCATACACACAAGCACCCGAGCCGGGAAGAGTCGGTAACCAAGAAGAAGGATCCCAAGAGAAAGGATTTACGGTATTAAGAAAACTAAAGAACTGATTAGTATCCGGATCAAACGGCGGGATAGTCGGCATAACCAACGGTGAATCATTCAGCGTCTTTTGTGCAATCTGTTCAGGGGCGGCTAAAGCATCAGCATGAGCCTGTAAACTAGAAGCATTAATAGCATTAACAACAGGCGTTAAATCCAAAGGCGAGGCAGTAGCGAGAGGTGAACCCGTAGCGGATAACGCCGATGGTGCATCTGTTTGCGTAGTGACTGCAGTAACAGCACCGGCAGCAGTTTTATTGGTTGTTGTTGTAACCTCGGAAGCTGTACAAGTATCACCAGCGCAAGTCGTATTAATCTTTTGATCTGTTGTTACAGTAGTTGAATCAGGATTAGTAACAACAGAAGTAGAAACAGGCGTAGAAGCAGGAGCAGTAGCAATAGGCGGATCAGTATCCGGAGTCCATCCGGCAGCAATTAAATCAGCTAAAACGCCAGGAGGATTATAAGGAGACTTGTTAGTAAGTTTAGTTGTAGCATCAGCATCAGTAACAGGACTGGGAGGTAAAGAAGTTTGATTACAATTAGAATAAGTAGAATCCCAAGTATTCCCAGAACTACAAAGATTTTGATAACCAGCATTACAACTTTTACCAGACCCAGCACCTTGAGTTAAAGCAGCATCATAATAACAAGCAAAACCTATAGAACCATTACCGCCAACACTTGAAATCCAAACATATTTAGCATTGGAATTAATGCTAGTACAAGCGGCATAAGGAGTCGGTTGACTACCGTTACCAGTACAATTAGCACCCGAAATAGGTACAGTACCAACCGCACCAAGGACACCCGGGGAAATAGTTGATAATCCAGCATCCATGTAATAAGAATAAAGAGATGTGCCGGCAATTACCGCGACACCAAAAAGAGGATTCTTGGCAATAGCAAGCGCACCACTAACCAATGATGCTTTAGGAATATTAGAAACTAAATCAATGGCTAAATTAGCACCTTTCAGAGGAGCAAAAAAAACCTTAGAAACAACAGCGGCAGAACCGGCATAAACGGAACTAAAAGCAGCTCCAACACTAGAAGTACCAATACGAGCACCATTCGCAATAGCGGGAAAAACCTTGGCTAAAGGATCAGATGGAGAAAAACCCGTTTTAGTCATGTAATTCTTAATGGCAACCGATGAAACACCCGTAGTAACAGTAGCCGTGGGCGTATAACCAGAAACAGCGGCATAAGCGGACGAATGAAAAATAACAACTAAACCGAACAAAGCAATAAAACAATAAAAATAAAAAGTTTCTTTGTACATCTGATTAAGTCCTAAAAAAAAGGGCGAAATGATCGCCCTTTAATATTAAACATCCTTGTAACTGGAAAAACTAAACCGTCAAATTAAACGGCTTTAGCAGCGGCCTTTTTGAACAGTCCGATAATAATGAAAGCAACTGTCAAGGCGGTTACAACAGGCCAAGCCAAGTCAACCAAAGCTAAGCCGTCAGTTTGCAAAGAAGTAAAGGCAGTCGCAACACCAGAATTAAGAGTCGCAGACGCAGGAGCAACAACGCCAACAGCTAAAGCTAATCCAGTGGCCAGAGAAATATTTTTAGATTTTTTTGATACGTACATTATAAAACCTCATTAGAAAAAGAAAATTAGCGAGATATTAAACCGGCAACCCGATGAAAGAACCGCAATAAATAACCGGAACAAAACCCAAGCCCAAAAGCACCCAAGAAATATCCGACAAGTTCAGCAATATCTGATTCATTCATGAACAGAGACCCGCCAGAAACCCACCCGCGAAGGACATGACTAAAAACCCGGCCTCAAGAACATAAACAACATCAGATATTGCCATTGTTTAACCTACCTTTTTGAAAGGTTGGTTAGATTCCGCGAGTTTGTCGCCCACGGGTACAAAATCAACGGTTTTAGACGTTATAATTTTGTCTGGTTGATGAATCGGTATGATCGGTTCATCATGTAAAAATTGAAAAAAGGTTTGCCCGTTCATCATGCCCTCACGAGCTGAAATCATGGCATCACCACCAACTAAGCCTTGAAGCTGGTTTATTTGATCAGCAGAAGCATTTTTCAGATTGATATAGCCGGAACGAGGTTTAAATTCCT